CAGCGGCGGTGCGGAATGGCTTTGGCGAAGGGGGGATGGTGGGCGGCGCTGAGGCAGTGACCTTGGGGATGGCCAACAGAGTTGGGACGCTGGATGTTGCGGTGGCTAGGGCTGGAAGCAAAGGCAGGCATCGGGCGGAAGTTAAACATGCGGTGACCGATTTTGATACGACCGATTATACCGTTGTAAGCGCGGTTGACGACGTTTCCGTAGGCGGCGAATCGGACGGCGACACCGACCGGCGGAAGCGAAGGGTTGCGCTCCAGCAGTTGACAAGCCGATAATCCCCGGTGTTATGATGGTCAATACATAAGGTCTTTGGTGGCAACCGTCCATTGACGGTAGAAGCCACGGATGCGCGGTTCAGTCAGTTCCGATGAACTTACAAAGCCGCCAGGCAATCTCGATTTTTAATCGGGACGAGCCCGGCGGCTTTTTGGCGTGCTGGGCAGACTCCATAAGGAGAGTAGATGCCCACCATATTAGATTCCCACCACTACCAAGCTTTAATCCAAGAAAGGGCTGACATTATTGCCGAGGCCAAGGCAGTCCTTGAAGAAGATCGTTCCTTGACCACTGAGGAAAAAGAGCGTGACGATGCCATTCAGGCCCGGCTCGAAGTGCTGAATGATGACGTTGCTCGGGCGGAGCGCCAGAGGGAACGGGAGCGAAGCCAGGCTGCAATCAGGCCTCCAGACCCAGACCCAGTTCCGGTTCCAGCCGGTGCAGGACACCCGATTTACACCCGGCCCAACACTCCCAGCGGGGGGCCGTTCGCCGAATTGGGAGAACAACTCCAAGCCATCCAATTGGCGGCAACCGGCGATATAGTAGCCAAGGAAAAACTGCTTGCTGTCGCAGAGTTCCACCAGCAAGAGTTCCGGTCCGCTGCCCAGGGGGCTGGGATAGCCATCGACTCAGACGGCGGATTCTTGGTTCAAACCGACTTTTCCACCGAGATCATGCAGAAGATGCACGATGTTGGGCAGCTAATTGGGCGGGTCCGGCGTGTCCCCCTTGGTGCCGACGCCAACGGGATTAAACTTCCGATGGTGGACGAAAAATCACGGGCCGATGGGTCTCGTTGGGGCGGCATACGGGGTTACTGGGTAGCGGAAGGCGGTGCCCCCACGGCTAGTCAGCCGACTTTCGCCCAATTGGCATTGGAACTTCACAAGGTCGCGGCGTTAGGTTATGCCACCGAGGAACTGCTTTCCCACGTTACGGCCATGACGGCCATCTTTACCAACGGCTTTGCCGAGGAGTTGTTGTTCAAGGTTGAGGACGCCATTTTTGAGGGCGACGGCGCAGGTAAGCCACAGGGATTTACGAACTCCCCCGCCATTGTGACTGTTGACAAAGAGACCGCCCAAGGTGCGGCCACCGTGCTATACGACAACCTCAAAAAGATGTGGGCACGGCTGGACCCACGGAGTCGGGCGAACGCGGCTTGGTATATCAACATGGATGTTGAACCCGCATTGGATGACCTAGCCAAACTTATCGGGACTGGCGGGGTCGAGCCTTACTTTGTGGCCTACTCGCCCTCTGGTGTTCTGACCATCAAGGGTCGCCCGGTCGTGACTACCGAATACGCTTCCACCTTGGGCACACTGGACGATATTGTTTTGGCTGACCTGAGCCAGTACGCCTTTATTGACCGGGGCGGAGTGCAACAGGCACAATCGCTCCACGTGCGTTTCACCACCGACGAAATGGCCTTCCGGGCCACCTACCGCTGTGATGGTGGAGGTCTGTGGAAAGAGGCGCTGACGCCCTTCAAGGGCACGAATACGACTAGCCCATTTGTAAACCTGGCAGCGAGGGCATAACCATGAGCAATATGCTATCGGAAAACTTTAATATCATTCCCCTGATTGAACCACAGGACCACCAATCCGCAGGTATCGACGGCGACTCTTTCCATTGTGGCAAGGTCAACCATTTCGCCATAATCGTACAGTTTGGCGAACTGACGGCTAACTCCATCATGTCCCTCTATAGCGGTGCGACGGCTGGCACCAAAACTACGCAGGAATCGTTCCGTTACCGGTTGGCCGACTCGGAGTTGAAAACTGCGACTGGTGATCTGTATGGTGCCTGGACCACCATCGCGGCAGGTGCGGGGCTGACCCTCACGGCGGCCAGCTATGAGGATTTCACCGTCATAATCGAAATGGACTCTGACGAAATGACGGTCGATCAACCATGGGTGACATTGGAGATAGACAGCACCGCATCGGAATTGTTCGTTTCGGCGGTAGCAGTCGCCACGCCTCGACACATGGGGCATGATACCTTGACCCTGATTGCCTAGAAAAACAAGGGCACGCCAAGGAGCAAAGGATGCCAACACAACGGTCAGAATACAGAAACGGGGCCATGGTGACGTGGGAAACCCACCGGATGCGGCTAGTCGATGCGGTGGGAGCCAGCGTCATTAAGTGGGATATACGGGATTTGGCCCTTCAAGATCAGGCCGGAACCGGGACTGATCCGGCTGGGGTTGTGGCCACGATGGTGGAAGTTGGGGCTGGCACATCGGAGATAACTGGGTCAAAGACAGCGGGCTATTCCGCCGAGCTTGTGACTGCGGCCAACGATAACGACGGAATTTCAGTGCAAGTTGCCGACGAAAATTTCGAGTTGACAAGCGATCAGATCGTCTACATGGGAATCGAGCTTGAGATTAACGATGTAACCCAATCCGATTTCATCGCTGGCCTTTGCATCACGGATACCGCTCTTCTGGGTGGAATGACGGACGGGGTTTATTTCGAGTCCGTGGACGGTGGAACCGGAATCAGTACGGTGACTGAGAAGGATTCCAGCGAGACCCAATCCGACAGTGAAGGGACATTGGTCGATGACACCCTTGTCTTTTTGGAGTTTTACTTCAACGGGACGGCGGTCTATTTCTTCATCGACGGCGTAGAGGTTGGCCGAGTGACGGCCACTATTCCAGATAATGAGGCTTTGCGGCCTTCATTGGAGTTCCTAACCGGCGAAGCCGTAGCCCAAACCATGAAAATCCGACAGATGCGGGTTATCCAGGTCGGACGGTAGCTAAAGGAGCTTAAAACATGAGTGGAACAGTATCGCGGGCATTACCAGAACCCCGGCTGGTTGATGGCACGGTTGACACAGAGTCACCGCGCCGCAACGGGTATGGGGAAGATTATGTTATGCCATTCAGTCGGCGGATGTCGGTGGAAGAGGGTAGCTACCGATTGCTTTACAGCGCCACGCCAGGGACAGGGGTAGCCGGGCACGCTGCGCCTACCACGATGGATAACACAAAACCGTTTGTCATGCTCCAGGCCGGTGCCGCCAAACAAGTGATGCTCGATTATATCAAGTTGGTTGTCACGGCGGCTGGTACGGCCGGGACGCTGAACTATGCCACGGGGTTACTGGCCACCTCCAGCACCTATACATCCGGTGGCGCAGATTTGACGACCAGCAACCCTAACGGGGGCTTGAATGAGCAGTCAGGGTTGTTGCTTTCCAAAGTTGGGGCCGTCGTAGCCGTTGCTGGGTCAGCCGAGCGTCAGGTACATCATCAGCGGGTGCGTACCGTGATACCTGTGGTTGGCGACGTGATAATTTTCAACTTTGGTGCGGACGCCAACGGGTCTTCCGCCGTGCTTGGAGGTACCACTGAGCTTGAACGTGTCATCGCTTGCCCCCCTGTGATTATTGCGCCACAGCAGTTCTACAAGTTGGTGCTGTGGCGGGCCTCCCAATCAGCGGCAGCTTCTTACGAAGTGGAAATAGGACTCTGGGAACGTTAGAAGGCAATAATCATCCACTGCGAATGGTGGCACTGGCCCGCTGGGTGGCCCTATCCCTTCCCGGTTGGGTTGGAGTGGTGGTGGGTCCAGCGGGCCATTGATGTCTTAGGCGGAGTAGCAAGTATTAGACCTGAGCGACATGCAACGGGACATCCAAGACCTTTACCGGGGTTTGCGCCTGGACGAAGTGGACTCGGATGCCCACGTGAGGATCATCGGCAAGGTTCAAGAGATATTCACCACTCCAGGGCTACTTGATTTGGTTGACGCCTACCAGATTACCCAACGAGAGCAACAATGAACTCCTATGTTAATTTGGCGGAATTCAAAGGCAGTTTGCTCGCTGGGGTGACGGTAACGACTCACGACGCCCGGCTGCGTGAGTTGTTGGAGGCCGTCAGCCGGGTTGTGGATGAATACTTGGGCCGGTTCATGTTCAGCCTAATTGCAACTCGCTACTTCTCTGGCAACGGCAAACAGGTATTGACGCTGCCTTGGGACCTGATCTCCATAACTACCTTGAAAGAGGACACGACCGCCAACGCTTCCTATGACAACACTTGGGCGACAACGGATTACATTCTTGGCCCCTATAACGCAACGCCGACGGGCCGGGCTTATTTGCCGGATACCCAACCCTATTGGCGGCTTGAGGTTGACGAAAGGTCTACTGGGTCTGAGTCGGCTTTTGGGAAGGGACAACGGCGGTTTGAGCTTGTCGGCAAGTTTGGCTATTCCGAAAGCAAGAGGGATAGTACATCGCTTGTTGATGATGCGGACGTTACGGCTGCTGACCTGACGCTCACGGTTGACGATGGAACGGATTTCAATATCGGCGAGACCCTCTTGATTGACAGCGAGCAAATGTATATCACGGCGATAGCCACCAATCTGCTGACGGTAGAGCGTGGGGTGAATGGCACTACCGCCGCTACCCATGCTAACAATGCGGCTATAGATATTATTGAGTATCCGAATCCCATTAGGGAGGCCGTGATGCTGGAGGCGGGGTTGCTGTTAGAGACGCGGGGATATCGGCGGCAGTTGGGGAATTTCGACACTGGAATCATCACCCCGTTTGGCCGGACGTTCAGTGCGGAGACGAAATCGAAGTTGGACCCGTTTCGGCTAGTGCGGGTATAAATGGCTGGCGAGATTACAACCATTCGGGACGCTATCAAGACCCGGCTGGACACTATCAGCGGGTTAGAGGTGTTGAACCATGAGCCGGACGCCACGACCATCACGCCGTCCGCCAGCATCCGTTTGGAATCAATGACCCGGAATGAGACGTTTGAAGGGGCCAGCGTACCGGGAGACCGGACATACCGGTGGGTGATCACGGTGCGATTGGCAGGGGCCATTCCTGCGGAGCAATGGGAAGCCTTGGATGACTACCTGGCTCCCACAGGGAGCAATTCTATCCTGGCCGCCATTGATGGGGATGACACCTTGGGCGGAGCGGTTGATTGGACAGTGATGGCACCTGGTGAAAGCATCGAGATAACAGACCGGGAGCAACGGGCCGACGGTTGGTTTTACGTGATGGAATTCCCATTGGAGACGTATAAATCGGGATGACCGCCATTAATTCGAAAGTAGAACTAAAGGGCAGTTTCGAGCCGTTGCTGAAAGGATTCTCCGACAAGACGGAGCGGGGTATTCTTCGGGCGTCGTTGCGGCGGACGGCCCAACAAGTGGTATTGAAAGCGGCCCGGTCTAATTTGAAATCAGTCGGCGGCTCACGTTTTGCAAAAAGCGTAACGGTCAAGGTTGCGGTCACGAATAGGGTGGCAAACGCCAAGATTGGGGCGAAGAAGGGAACGCCACTCGCCAAGACAGGTCACCTGATTGAGGGGGGTACCAAGGCGCACTCAATCGTGCCAAAGAAGTCTCGGGTGATGGTTGGGAGGGACGGCATTTTTTATGGTACGAAAGCAGCACATCCGGGCACTCAGGCTAGACCTTGGCTCAACCCCGCATTTGAAGACAACAAAACCCCGGCGGTGGCGAAATTTGGGACTCTGATTGTTGAGGAAATAAACAAGGCCATCTCCAAGGGGAAGCGGTGACCACACTAATCAAGATGGGGCCGGAGCGGGAACTGGCGGCTACCATCGCCCGTTGGATGTTAGATGACGGGGCCAGCATGGCGGAGGTCCGGGTACGGGTAAACCGGGAATGCCCCAGCCTGGACAGAGGAACCAAACGATGGACTCTATTGGAGCTTGAACGTGAACGAGAATGTGTACCTGGGGCCGTACATAGCGAGACGGAAATTGTTGATACCCCAGGGGCCGGGGAAGGTGCCCAGCAGCATGAGATTTTTCCAGCACGACGTGTTCAGCTTTGACGGCGACGAGCCGGTAGATATTCGAGGATTGCTTAGGAATCAGGCGATCCAGCCGTATGTGAAGTCGTTGGATGATTTAGAGGGGAAAGCCTAAATGGCACGTATCACAGGGAAAAGCGTAGCCCATTTTGTAGACGAATTCGACCTTTCTGGCGTCTCGAATAGTGCCCAATTGGACTTTTCCGAGACACCGGGAGAGGTGACGGGGTTTGGGGATACTCACGCCACGTTCGTTGAGGGCAAGCCAAGTTTCACGTTTAACATCCAGGGACTGTTTTCTACGGCCAGCCCGAATTATGACGGCGAGACCTTCGCCGATTTAACCTCGACCCAGCGGCGAGTTGGGGTATATCCAGGTG